CGTACACCATGAGAGATCATATCAAAAGTGATCGTCTCACTGTAGACCTGCATTTCTTCTTCGTTTCCTTCGCGTTCGTTATCACCCTGGATACCGTCCTTTACTAGGTCGGCCAACAGATGCATAACTACCATTTCACCCTTCTCAGTCTTGCTCAGTTCGGTGATTCGCTGAATAATAGCATCGGGACCAGTGCCAACAAACTTGCTGATGAAAGCCAATTCACGAGCCTGAAGCCATAGATCCTTTGCCCACATAAACTTCTGACGAGTCGTAAGATTCGCGAAGTTGTTAGAGACCATTGTACTTAGAGACATATTCTTATCCTCTTAAATGTTAAACATAAATATGCTATGTGTCGTATAGCCACGAGGTACTTCCTTTTTATACCTTCCTAAATAGTGCTAGTGGAAGACTAGCTACAGCGTTTTGAGTTATATCTTATAGCTGCTTAAGGAAGGCAGTTGCTCTTTTAGCAATGTCTTCAGCTCGATCTAGACCATTAATACACCTACGTGCATTCTTAAAGTCTGTTCCCTTATCGTTAACATAGTCCGTTAATTTCTTTCCTGTAAAGATCCCGTTCTTAAAGCCATCTACTAGAATATAGAGTGCAACAGGAGGTCTCATACAGATATCTGGATCTTTCAGAAGGTTTACCCCAAGAACCTCGGAGTAATGCGCGTAGTTGTAATCCCACGTAATCTGAACATATCCACGACCATAGTACGGATAATACCGTAAATTCTTTTTGCGCCAGTCTTCACTTAACCAGTAAGCCTCTCTAACAGGTTGAAAAGTATCATTAGTCTCGTGAGCAACTGTAGCAATCACATAGGCATGTTGTGTCTTTAGTGTTAAGCCTCGAGATACACATTCCCATCTAATCGCTTTAATCACTCCTTCTTTAGTAGAGAAGTCATGAATAATACCAGTCATTAGAAGTCTCCACGCAACTTAGCTTTCTGTTTGGGAGTAAGATCCTTATAGTGTTTCTCGCTGAGAGTACTAGGATCAATGGTGTTAACATCAATATCCTTAGCGCCCTTACCTGATACTCGAGAAGGCTGAGACCTGGCAGCAGTGGCATTCTTCTTTGCCTGTTCTGCCCTACGCTCAGTAACCTTCTTAACTACAGGAGCTTCTTCGAATATTGGTGCACCCTTAGCAACAGCTAATCTCAAAGCCTCACTCTTAGACTTGCCAGCAGCTACATGACCCCTCATCAGAGTGTTAATCATGTCTACAGCGTCAGCATTATAAGTCGAGTGTTTAGCATTCAAGAAAGGAAACTTAGCTTCAGACTTACGGCGAACATCATCAAACCTTTCAGCATCAATGATCGCCTTAGATCGCGAATCTACATCTTCAACAGTAGCATCCTTCAGTGCTTTAATCTTAGCCTCAAAAGCCTCTTCTCGTGCAGTATCAATCTGCTTTCGAAGCTTGAGAGCGTCTGCATGTTCTCCACCGAATGCAAGTTCGAGATACTTTTCTTCAGCGGCATCAAAATCAAATTTAGGAGCGACATTTACTTTCTCTTCTGCAGCAGTAGTTTTAGCAATCAGTTTAGCTAGCTGCTCTTCCAACCACTGCGATCTTTCACGTTCTGCTTCTCGCTGAGCGATAACTTCATCAAAGCGAGCTTTAGGAATTCGGTAGTCTTTTTTACCTTTAGGAGTTTCTACTTCTTCTTCTTCATCATCCTCTTCTGATTCTTCTTCTTCCTCTTCATCGTCAACTTCATCTTCACCAGACTCAGAGCCTTCGACTTCTTCTTCATCCTCATCGTCCTCATCAGATTCGTCTTCTAGACCATCACCTCGATCTTTCAGGTCTTCCAAATCTTCGTCTTCAAGTTCTGCATAAAAGGGTTGTGATTCTCTTGCCATTGTGTGTTCCTATATCGTTAGGTTACGAGTTCGCTTAAAGCGTGCTCTAGGGGCTCCTGAGAGCCCCGTAGCGCTGTTTAAATTTAGAAGCTGCCTAGCTGTGGCCCTAGCATTTGCCCTTGGGCTTCTTGGGCATTACCTTGGGGGCCCCCTTGGACGATCCCTTGGTCGGAACCGGCTTGAAGGACGCCTTCTTGATTTCCTCTTTCTTTGCCATCGTTTTCATCTGCCTCTTGTTTGTATTGGGCTAAAAGTTTATCTAGGACTGGGGCCATTCCAGGAGTAACTGCAAGCATCTGAGCTACCTGAGCAGCTTTCAATGCAGTATCAGCTTCCTTATCCTTCGTCTCAGATTCAAGTTTCTCTACTTGACGAGCTAGCTGAGCGATAGTTAATCGCATCTGTTCTTGCTGCATCATTTGAGCTTGTTCATTATTTTCCCCTGTCATCTTCTCAGCAATCTCATTCTTGCGAGACAAGGTACTCATCTTAATCATCTCATCGTCTGGTATCTGCACACCAAACTTTCTCATCTCAAGTGCCTGCTGGAACTGTGCGTTCTGAAAGGTAACTTGAGTTGGAACATCTGCAATAACTACATCGTACTTTCCTACTGTTAGATCATTAAGGATTGAGCCATCAGACTGTGCTTGGTTTACAGGCACCTTCTGCATTTCATCCTTTCCTGCTGCATTAGGAGAAGTAATAAAGAATACTCGTTCTTCAGTATAGAATTGCTGAATCAACTTTAGCAGACGATCAGCAATCATGTTACGAGTCCTGAAGAGATTATCAATCGGAGTAGCTAACTGAATAGCTGATTGATGAACTCTCGACTGGATCGCAACACCAGAGACTTCATTGGACTTGCCACCCTGGAAGCTCTCAGATACACCAGAGATCATACGCATCAATTCAAAACCTGTTGTTACTAGGTCCTTTAGACCTGTAGGTATTTGATTTGGTTCAATCTTCTCTGGGGCCTGCCTTCCTGCCTTATATTCTAAGACAATACCAGTTTGACCGCCTTCAGTCTCTAACTCTTCTACAGTCATATTAGTAAGACTGTTTTGTTCAACTTTCCAACCTGAGTTGGCCGTAGTGTTTACAATGTGTAAGATTTGCGAGAATACTTTATTAAGCATCTCCTGAGTCTTCACCAGATTGTCAACCAGACCCATCGTAATACCACGACGAAAATAAGGAAAATAAGGGACAATAGTAAAATCGTCATATGGAGACCAATCATCATGAAGAATAGTGTCTCGGGTAGACACAGTCCATCTAACACGCTTCTTAAGTTTTTTGACAACTTCAAAGCCGTTGTCTCTAGCATGTCTCTTAATTTCACGAGGCTTCATCTCTTCAGGGACCGGATAATAGTCTCCTGACTTTAGATCAAAGAAACACTCTGTAAGTTCTAGTTTGTACCACTGCCTTTCAATAATTCTAACATGGAAGTCTTCTTCATCAATTGCGCCGTAATATTGGTCCATATAGGAGGTATTATTACCAAACTTATTACGAGGCATACTCCAGTCACCTTGCCCAAAATCTGTCTCAGGCATGACCGAATCTGTTCCCATCGTATCACTTAAGAATTCTCCTACTACATCACGATGTCTCTGAGACCCGTAAGTAGTCTTGATATCATTAATATGAACCCACTTAGTTACACTTACATCTTTCCAATCTTTAGGATCATAAGATTTAGCATCAGGATCTGGAATAACATCCAAAGGATCTAGTGCATTGATTTCTACATTACCATAAAGATTATCATCAAAATTCATTCGGATATCAATATATCCACGTTGCTGAATAATGCCGTCTGCAAAAGCCTGAGACTCTACCCAAGGATACTTAGAGGAATCTACGATATACATAGCTACCTTAGTAAGGATATCAGATACATCCTGATCTCCATCTTCTCTTGGTTTAAATGCAATATCCATTCGCGACTGGGTCTGATATCCAAGTACAGTGTTAATAGTGCTAAAGATTATGTTCTCTTCAAGCCAAGGCTTCCCAACTTCTTCTAGCGAAGTCTTTAGCTCTTCAGTCCACTGGCGACCATCACCAAGATAGAAAAATTCATTTCTCTTAGCGGTCTGCTGATACTCGATATGCCCTCTACGAAGTGCATTCTCATAGCGATCCCATTGACTTCTTGCAAGAGCAGCATGTGCCTTAACTTTTCTTAATGCCATATTGCCACCTATGCTAATCGCCAATCTCTAATTCGTTTTCTAGGGGCACGATTGCCTCTAGTCCTTCTAGCTATTAAAGAGTTATCATCTGAAGGGAAGGTTACTCCAATAGCTAAACATCTTGCAGCGTCAGCATAGTGTGAACACCAATCATGAACCGGTGTAGGACTATACTCTTGCAACCTCTCGTTGTACTCGCGCCTATAGTTCTGTAAGGCTTTTACT